AAAAGCAAAAAGAAGCCCCGGCCAGAGTTCCAGCACTGACCGAGGCACGCCCCAAACTCAACCTCAACGAAAAGAAAGGAGCCTTATTATTATGGCACAGTATTTTGAGAATGTAAAGACCTTGGACGAGCTGAAAAAGCAGTATCGCCGCTTGGCTATGAAGTATCACCCCGACATGGGCGGCAGCACTGAGGCCATGCAGCAGATCAACGCCGAGCACGACGCCCTCTTTGAAATGCTGAAGAAGCAGCACAACGCCAGCGCGGACGAGTACCACCAGACCACCGAAACCGCCGCCGAGTTCCGCGACATCATCGACTTTCTGATGAAGTTTGATGATCTGGAAGTTGAGTTGGTCGGCTCTTGGGTGTGGTGCGGAGGCAATACGAAGCCCCACAAGGACGAGCTGAAAGCCGCCGGTTTCCATTGGTCCCAGAACAAGGAAAGATGGTATTGGCATCACCCCGAAGAGGGCCGCAAGTGGAGACGTGGCAAGGCCACAATGGACGAGATCCGCCGGAAGTATGGAAGCCAGATTTTCAGCGGCGGGCGTGAAGATAGCGCATTTGAGAAAATCGGGGCGGCCTGCTGAGCCGCCCCGGAAATGGGGTTAAACAATGAATATCCACGATTTAACCGGACGGCGCTTTGGGCGCCTAACCGTGATCCAGCAGACAGACCAGCGAGGCCCAGATGGCGGCATTATTTACGAGTGCCTTTGCGATTGCGGAAATAAATGCCTTGTGTGGGGGAATAAACTCACCCGGAAAGGCCACAGCGCAAAACGTAGTTGCGGATGCCTACATATCGACGTAAACGGTAATTATTGCCCGGAAAACTGCCGCTGGATTACTATGGCGGAGCAGCAGAGGAACAAGCGCAACGTTTCGAAAATCTCTTGGAACGGCGAGACGCACACGCTGCCGGAGTGGGCCGACATCCTCGGCATCAAATACGGAACGCTTTGGAAGCGCTTGCACGATGGAATGACCATTGATGAAGCATTCACGAAATAATCCACCTCCGACGCGCTCCCGGCTTGACCGGGGCGCGCCACCACCAGAAAGGAGCATGAGCCATGAAAACAGCCGGATATTGGGCATGCAGAAGCGAGATCATCGCCGCCCACCTCGCCGCCCCGCACAGATATGAACCTTTTACGGAACTTTTCGACGTGGACCAGCTCGACGCCATCCGCGACAAATACGGCGTTGACCTTTACCGCGAATGCTGCGCAGAAGCAGGCCACGAGATCATGGTAGTAGCCGACACCGTAACATTCCTTCGAATGCTGGGCGTTGAGTGCAAGCCGGTATTCTCCCCGGATGACTGCCACGCGGATTTTATCGCCGTCTTTTCTCTTGGCAGATCAACCGCTGAACGCATCAATCAGATCGCCCGCAGGAATGGCCTTTGCGTCCTGTTCCAGTGCCCCACCCACTAACCACCACCGCCCGCCCCGGAGGTAACGAGGGCAGAAAGGACAGCACTATGGCCACGACCGCAGCCCCCACAAGATACACACTCAACCACGACGGGACCCTTGAAAAGTGGTACTTGCATCATGACGACGGCGAGATCGTTTATCTTCGGAAAACCCCACGTCCAAAGTGGAACTGTTGCATGAAGGAATTTCCCGCCGCCGATGTCTACGAAACATACCGCGCCGCAAGGAAGGCGCAGAAGGGAGCGCCCCATGAGCTATCTTGACCTATTCCAGCGCTACGGCAACCCCAGCCGGGAAGCGGAAATACGGCTGACCGCCTATCTGCTCCGGCCCGACGTCCTGACCGCCGACCGTATCAAGGCCCACGATGACAGCGCCGCCCGGATGATTGCCCGGTGTAACGAGCTGATCGGCCAGCTGACCGAGTACCGCGCAGCCTTGGCGGAGCGATACGCCGCCCTTGCGACTGCCACATACGCTGACCCGCGACCCCGGTTACAGAGGCAAGCCGGTAATCTACTTTGTGCGGATCGTACGCACTTATGAGGACGGCACAACGGAGCGCGTTTTGGACGAGAAATATTTCGGCACGGAGCGCCGGAAAGCCTTTGCCCGGTTCGCGGAGCTGAAGCACCAGCGCCCCGGCATTGAGACCATGCAGGACACTGAAAAGCGCAGTTGGGAGCGTTGACAACCGAAAAAGAACAGCGGCCCGGAGCCATCCGAGCCGCTGATTTTTTATGCCGTTTTCGCCATGCTTCACAGTACGTTCACAGTATAGCCAAAAATCCCCTTGAAATCCCAATAAAGTGTTAACAGACGGTTATTTATTCACCCTCTACACCACATTACACCAGTCTGCACAAAAGTCCATCAAACCGCGCAGTTTCAACGCTTCCGGCGTTTTTTAGAATTGCACTTTGATGTAACCTGATGTAGAAAAATTGAATAAAAACTTCACAGTAACTTCACAGTTGCGAGACGGGTTTCTCGTCAAAATACGCCGTCAGCTTTTCGGCTGCCGTCTGCCGCCGGTCTTGCCTGAGGTGGGTATAAACCGCCTCCACCACCTCCGGCGTATCGCCCAGCAGCCCAGCCGCCTGTCTGGGGTCAAGCCCCGCCTCATAACAGATCGTCGCAAAGCTATGCCGGAAGCAGTGCGGCGTGATGGGGAAGGTCTCCACCGTTTCGCCGTTTTCGTCCTGTTGGATCTGATTCAGCCCGATGTCCCGGCAATAGTGCCGCCACTCTCTCATGATCTCATAGGACGTCATATAGCCCCCATCGCCACCGGGGAACAGCAGTCCGATCCGGTTTTTCGGTAGCGCCTCCGCCAGAGGCGGCAGCAGGGGAATATCCCGCAGGCCGTTATCCGATTTCAGGTGATTTTCCAAAACCGGCTTTGTGGTTGCGTAGTTGACTTTCTTGTCAATGTGGATCACACCGGCTTTGCGGTCGATGTCCCGATACGTCAGCGCCAGCGCCTCGCCCCGGCGGCATCCGGTGTACAACAACAGGTAGCCGAACAGCCACCAGCGGGCCGTCTTGGCCTCGCCCGCCGCCCGGACGGCTTCCTCCTGCTTTTCCGTCAACGCCTCCCGCTTTTTGCAGGGCAGGCCCCGGCTCTTCTTCACCTCCGCCGCCGGACTGATCCGAATATCGCCCTTGATAACGGCATGGGTGAAGATCATCCGGCAGACGGCAAGCTCAATGCCGACGCTGTTTGCGCTGCGGCCCTGCGCCTCAAAACGCTTGATGTAGTTCCGCACATCTACCGGCTCGATCTCCGACGCTCGCCCCGGAAACGCCTCTTTCAGCCGCTTCACGGCGTAGCTGTATACCCGCCGGGATGATTCGGAGATCTCGCTCTCGTGTTCCCTCTCCCATTCATCCGCGATCACCGGGAAATTCCGGCCCTTCTCCGCCTCCAGCTTGTACTCTAAGATCTTGCGGTCGACCTCTCTGTCAGTCTTGCCGCGAAAGGCTACCCGCTTGCCGTTGATGGTGCGGATCGCCTCGTGCAGTCCGTCCTTGCGGACGCCATATTTACTTTTCTTCGCCATTTTTTCCTATCCTCCTGTTGCATCGCCAGGGGGATCGTGCTATACTGTGATTGATCCTCCTTTGGCTTTGTCGTGATTGCGATTGGTGGGTTTGCCGTCTGAGTGTTCCAGCACTCAGGCGGCTTTTATTCTATGTAACGGATCGCGCCCCAGGCCCCGTGAGTAGCGTCCAGATAGAGCAGCAGCAGAAAAATCAAAAGGAACGTGAGAATCCCGAACAGGACCCGTTTCTCCCTCTGCTGCTGGCGGATCAGCCGCCGCAGATCGTCAATGTGCGCGGCGTAAATGCCCCGGTCATCGTCTTGCTCGCTGTTCCGCAGCACCTCCAGAATCTTTTCGGCCACATCGTCCGGCGGTTTCGCCGCGCCGGAAATGTAACGCGATACCATGCTTTCTGATGCATTGCACTGCTCGCCGATTTCCCGCAGGGTCAGCGGGCTTTTCATGCGCATTGCCCTCGCTTTTTCCGAAAAATTCACCGTTTCCCCTCCTTGAAAGTTTTTTGCAAGGAAAATCCTCCCTTTGAATTGGACTTTCCTGCTAAATGGGTCTATCGTTCTCATAGGCCCACTCCCCTTTCCCCGGTCCCGCTTCGGCGGGCCGGGGTTTCAAATAGAAAGGAGCATCCCATGACAGACCTTGAGATCCTGTTGGCATTGCGTTCCCTGTCCCCGGAAAAGCAGGTGCTTGCTATTCAAGCCCTGCAAGAGCTTCTATTATCGCAACGATCCGTTCCCGGTCCTCCGGTGAGAGATTGTGGATCATCGTGAGCAGCCTTTTATCTTCTGCGTTCAGCTCGTCCTCATCTTTGGGGGCGGGCTGTTTTTCGCTCATGAGTTCCGAAAGCTGGCAACCGAACAGGTCTACCAGCGAAGCCAAATAGTTCGATCTGGGAATGTTTTTCCCGGCGCACCAGTCTGATACCTGGGCTTTCGATACGTTCAATTTTAATACGAGATCGCTTTGTTTCAGATTCTCCCGTACCATCAGTTTATTTAGATTCCGTGCGAAAACTGCACAGATTTCTTCTTGCCCCATTGGATTCACCCCTTTTTTTGTTAAATCCATTGTAAGTCATTTTTAATCGAATTGCAAGAACTTTTTTTCGTTTTAACCTAACTTTTTGCTTGACATCCCTTTTCGCCGGTGGTATTATAATGTTAGATTAAATCGAACGAAAGGAGTTCACGCTATGAGCTTTCAAGTTACCCTCCGCGCCGCCCGCGTAAACCGTGGAATGAAGCAGGCAGACGCCGCAAGATCCATTGGGGTCAGTAGCCGCACGATTTATAATTGGGAGATCGGCAAGCGATTCCCCCCAGCGGACAAGCTGCTTTCCCTCTGCGATCTTTACGGCGTCCCCATGGACAATATTTTTATACCCAGAAAGTAAGATTTAATCGAACGCTCCGCCTATTTTCTCCGCTTCCGGCGCTCCAGATACCACGAAATTCCGCTGATGGCGGTAGATATGAGCGGGTAAACAATGAAGATTCCGCCGAACGCGCATAGGGCGATGATCCCGCCAATCTGGCTTTTCTTTGGCTCCGGTTCCGGTTTCGGCTTTGTTTCATTTTTCCGTTCAACCGGCGTCCCGTCCAGATAATAGAGGCCCTTCTCTTGGCCACTGCTTCCCGAGTTCCACCCTGTCCGGTCATCGTAGTCATACGGACACACCCCATCAATGTGCTGGTGCGCCGGGTATCCGTGGTGATAGTGGTATTCCCCTGTGCTGTGGTTATAGTGGCCTCCGTTGGCATCCGTCCGACCGGGGTGAGCTGATGCACTCCCTATGCACAGCGTCACCGCCAGCACCAGCGCCATCCATTTCCACTTTTTCATTTCAATCCCCCCTGAGGTGTTATTTATGCAAGAACGCCCAAATATCCCCGATATGCTCCACAAGGAGCGTGACCCCGGCGACAGCCAGCGCCTTGAAAAGCTCGAAAAGAAAGTCCGCACGCTTTACACGCTTTTCTTCGGCTTTCTTCTCGGCCACTTCCTCGGCCTGCTGCTGTTTCCGTGAAGCGTCCGCCAACGCCTTGGCGTATTCTTCAAATTCCCTCTGCACCGCATATCCCCCCTTACCCCCAAACATACACCAATTCACACCAACTTGCAATCACGAAAAGGAGAATCAACATGAAAGAACTGAAAGTAAAACTCACCTTCACCGAACCCATCCTCGGCACGTCCCCCGCCAACCCGGAAATCTACCGGGAGTTTATCGGTTCCAAGTCCCCCGATGCCGCCACCGTGGAAGAGGAAGTCTCCGCACTGGGCGCTGACGCCGTGGCAGAAAAGGCCATGACGGTGTTCCCCCGGATGGAGGACGGCACCCCGTTCCTGTATGACTACCAGATCAAAGGCTTTTTTAAGGACACCTGCGGCGGCCTCCGCAAGGTCAAGGGCACGGCCAGCGAGAAGATCAAGGCTTACAAGAAGGAGATCGACAAGCTGATCTTCCCGGAGCCCCGTGTGATCCCGTTGGAGTTTGACGGCCCTGTTGGTGAGTGCCAGCGCCCCCTGAGAGCGCAGACGGCCCAGGGCGAGCGCATCAGCCTTGCCATGAGTGAGGAAATCCCCGCAGGCGCTACCTGTGAGTTCCGGGTGATCTGCCTCTGCGACGATCACGAGAAGGCCGTCCGGGAATGGCTGGACTATGGCCGGTTCTCCGGCATCGGCCAGTGGCGCAACAGTGGAAAAGGCCGGTTCACCTGGGAGGAACTCCAGTAACGCAGCGGAATGGCAACGCGGAGCAATGTGACGCGACGGAAACGTGGGGCTGGGCAAGGCCAGGAGGCGCAAAGCAACGGAAACGCGAAGCTATGCGGCGCGTCGGCATGGCAGAGCGCAGCAACGAAACTCGACGCAACGGAATAGCATTGCATTGAGGCGCTATGGAATGGAAGGGCCGCGAATCGTTCAGCAATGCGACGGCAAAGTGGAGAAACGCTTAGCAAAGGCAATGCACAGAGAAGCAAGGCAATGCTATGGCATGGCATAGATAGGCTCGGCAGTGCGGCGGCTTAGGTTAGCTACGCATCGAACCGCAGCAGCAATCGCAATCACGACAAAACCAAAAAAGGAGGCCACTATGGTCAACGATTTTTACTATGACAATCTGGAACAGATCCTCGCCTTTACCGGCGGGCGAAATCTTCTGAATATCAAGGACGTCAAGGCGTTCACCGGCATCCGGGATCCCCGCACCGTCAGAAAGCGCTATCCCATGGACGCCAGCGGCCATATCTCCGCCGCCACGCTGGCCCGCCAGCTTTGCGGAGGTGTCAGGAAATGAGCAAGCTCAACCTCTGCGGCTTCAAGCCGGACCCAAAGCCGCCCGCGCCGCCGGAGCTGGGTGCCCGGTGCAGTTTCCGCCTTTGCCTGGGCGACGCGGAGCATCCCACCCGCACCGGCACCATTACCTACATCAACATTCCGCACCGCTGGTTTCTGGTCACCTTCGACGGCGGCCTGCGCCAGTGCTATCACTTCGGGGAGGCTTAACGATGGATACAACAACGTTCATTTTCGTGCTGATCGGAGCGGCCACCGCCGCCGCCTGGCTTTTCAAAATCGTAGACATGATCGAGAGGAGGCCCCGCCATGAAAAGAGATAGCCGCACACGGGAGGAACGCCGCCGGGACCGGGCCGACTTCTCCGCTTGGATCCCCTTCGGCTGCTTCCTCGGCTTCCTGCTCATGGTGCTGGCCCACATGCTGGGCGTGGTCTGATGCGTCGGCGCCGTGGCCGGATGGCAGAATTACCGCCCTGCCCCCGGTGCCACATGTACGGCGGTAAACGGATGGTAGCCCACGGAAAGGAGGACCTGTTTTTCGTCCTCTGCGATTCCTGCGGCTACCGCACGAAAAAATATACGGACATCGCCCATGCGGTCCGTGTCTGGAGGGAAACTCAACTATGACCAGAAAAACCTATCCCATCTGTTCCCACTGCGACCACCCAATGAACCCCGCTGCGGAGGATGACTGCGACCGGATGTTCCAGCTCCCGAACGGCGAGCTGTACTGCCCGCCCTGCTTCAAGGATTACCTGCTGGATAAGATTGATGACGATATGGACCTGTTTGCCGATGCCCTCGGTATCCCGGTCCTGTACACGGAGGGTCCCAATGCTGACATTTGACGAGGCCACCCACACCTACACCCTTGACGGCATCCGGCTTCCCAGCGTGACCGAAGTCACCCGCTTCTGCGCCTATGATTACAAGTCAGACCGGCCATGGCTGGCGGAAGCTGCCGCCCGCCGGGGAACCGCCGTCCACGAAGCCTGCGCCCTTATCGACTACGGCGAGGAACCGGAGAAGACCCCGGAGATCGCCGGATACCTGAAAGCCTACCGCCGGTTTCTGGCGGACTATAAGCCGGAATGGGAACTCATCGAACACCCCATGGGAAGTCTTGACGTAGGCTTTGCCGGAACACTGGATCGTTTCG